AAAGAAACATCCACGAACTTATTGTAAAAGAAGAACCTCATCTTAATCAAATATTAGATCCTGAACAGGTATCTAAATTTAAAGAACTCACAAACGAATTAAGGGACACTTGGACTAAAAAACAAATGTTTCGTACTAAAACAGAAATGGAATTTTCTGTATTAAATGATGCCAAGTATCCAACGAATGCAGCTAAGTATTGGCAATGTGTAAGAGAACAAAATACACATATGGAAAATCTAATGCAGTTGTCTTTTGATGCTCGTACAAATGATATTGAAATTAAACAAAAGCAAAAAGAATTAGAAGAAGAAACAGACGAGTTAAAAAAAGAACTTATTCAAGTAGAGATAGATGAAAAAACTTATGGTAAAGCAACAATGCAACTTGTAGCTGCTCACCGTATGAGAGAAGTAACGGAGTGGTCTAATTTTAAAAAGATTTATAATGATGGTACCTTTGATGACAAAAACGTGGATACTCATCAATTAATTTCTTATAAAAAAGTCATGAAGAATAGACAGAACACACTCACACCAGGATCTTCACAGCCTGAAGTTTTTAATGTTCTAGGACAAATGCAATCTATAGAAAGAATTGAAGAAGAAAGAAAAGCCCTTGGACATGAATCAAAAAAGGCTATTAGTGAAACACCAAAACCTACATACGGAAAACAGTCATAAATTTAAATTTGTTTGGCTGGGGCAAACCGTTTTAAGCTACCACGTTCCATTAGATATTTTTATTACGATTAATAAAATCTATGAAAACAATTTTAAGGATATGCCAGATGCTCATAAACAATTGGTGGGTAAAATAAGAAAAGAAAACTCATTGTTTTATGGTGGAAAACTTAATGATAAAATGCATCCGCATAATTTACTTCCTCCTTACATTCTTCAATGGTTTGAAAGTGTTTTTCAACATTACTTATCCTTTAATAAAATTTATAAATATAACCTTACTATGCAATCCATATGGGTTAATGAAATGATAGCAGGAGAATATAATCCAATTCACATTCATCAAGGCGATAAGTACACAGGATTATCTTCTGTTATGATTCTTAAACTTCCACAAGATATGGGTCCTGAGTATGCTAGAGAAGATGTACCTTTAAATGGCAAACTTCAAATTATTGGAGCAGCGAATGGTCAATTTGTTAAATCAGATTATGCACCTAATTCAGAAGAGCGAGACTTTTATATTTTTCCTTATGACATGAGACATTGTGTTTATCCTCATAACAATCCTAATGCAGTAAGACGTACTCTTGCAGCCAACATGGATGTCGATTATAATCCCGTAGCAACAAGGACGGCAGGATGAGTCCAACAGAACCTATTTGGAAAAGTTATATCATTGAGACCACAGAACCTATTTTCACGCCTCAGCAATGTCAAATGGTTATAGACAAAGGCATGAGTTTAAAAAAAGAAACGGCTGCGGTGGGTATGAGTAATCCTGAAGGAAGTGGTGTTAATACAGAAAAAAGAATTACAACCGTCAGCTGGATACCTTTTAAAGATATGCCAGAGATGTATCGGAACATTGAAGCAACCATGCTAAAAGCGAATAACAATCACTTTGGTTTTGATGGAATGAAAATAACAGAAGCTGCACAATTTACACATTATCATGAAGGTGGTTTTTATGATTGGCATATGGATAATGATGTTCATGGAAAAAATCAATCTCCCGTTCGTAAAATTTCCATGACTTTGTTATTATCAGATCCTTCTACCTTTGAAGGTGGAGAACTAGAAATTACGAGCAAGGGTAAGATTGCTAAACTTAAACAAGGGCAAGCTATTTTCTTTGCAAGCTGGTTACAGCACCGTGTTAAACCAGTTACACAAGGTGAGAGAAAATCTTTAGTGATGTGGTTTGGAGGTCCTTCTTTTAAATGATTGCTGAGTATCATTTTCCAACTCCTGTTTACATACAAGATCTTCCCAACGCTGTGGAGTTAAATAATAATTTAGAAAATAATATTTTACAGTGGCAAAAAGAAGATCCTAAAGGTGTGGAAAAAACAAACGTCAATGGATGGCATAGTAAAACAGATATGAATCGTAAACATGAATATGATCCATTAACTAGACACCTCTTTGCTATGCAAAATACGATTTTTAAAAAAGAATGCTTATCTCAAAAACCTGTGCTAGGAAATATGTGGGCAAATATTAATTACAAGGGTGGTTTTAATAGACCTCATCTGCATCCCAATAGTTTATTTTCAGGAGTGTATTGGATTAAGGCACCAAAAAATTCTGGTAATATAATGCTATATGACCCAAGACCAGGTATACATACAAGTATGCCTAAGCGAAAAGAAGGCAAGTTACCTCCTGAGTTATGGAGAGAAGCACATTATACACCTAGAGCTGGAACGGCAATCATGTTTCCTGCTTGGTTGTGGCACGAAGTTAGACCTAACGAAAGTGATGGTATTAGAATATCAGTATCATTTAATTTTTTACAAAGATGAGTTTATTTAAAGAACATAAATATTTAGTTATAAGAAATGCTATCTCAGTTGAGTTAGCTAACTTTGCTTTTAATTATTTTCTCATGAAGCGAGATGCCACCGAATGGATGTATAAAAATAATTATGTATCAGAATTTACTCCTGGCTTTGGTACATGGAAAGACAAACAAATTCCGAATACCTTTTCTTGTTATGGAGATACTTTTATGGAAACGTTAATGATGAAAGTCTTACCTATTATGGAAAAACATACTGAATTAAACCTATTACCAACATACACTTATACAAGAGCTTATAAAAAAGGAGATATACTACACCGACATAAGGATAGACCGAGCTGTCAGATATCAACCACACTACACTTAGGAGGTAATCAGTGGCCTATTTTTATTGATCCAACAGGTGCTAATAATATTCTATCGGGTGCAGAAACCGCAACGGTCGTTAAACCGAACGCTCCTAAAGGTAATCGAGTAGACCTAAAAGTAGGTGATATGCTGGTTTATAGTGGCTGTGAACTCGAACACTGGAGAGAAGCTTTTGAAGGAAACGTTTGCGTTCAGACGTTTTTACACTATAATGATGCCAATGGTAGATTTGGCAAAGAGAATATCTTTGACAAAAGACCTATGTTGGGTATACCAAAACAATTGAGGCTGGATATATCTAAATAAAACGGCATACCAAAGTAGTTGATCCTACCTACCTTTTAGTATAATTAAATATAAAGAGATTTTATATGCTACAAAAAGTAAAATTCGCTCCAGGATTTAATAAACAAGTAACCTCTACCGGCGCAGAAGGCGAATGGGTAAGTGGTGATTTTGTTCGTTTTAGATATGGCACACCAGAAAAAATAGGAGGTTGGGCTCAGCTAGGAGACAATACACTTACAGGAAGAAACACAGCACTACATCACTTTGTCAGTTCAGCAGGTATCAAGTATGCTGCTATAGGAACAAACCGAATTTTATATGTTTATTCTGGAGGAGCATTTTATGATATAACTCCTTTGAAAAGCACAACAACGTTAACCAGTGCCTTTACAACAACACAAAGCGATGCAACAGTTACGATCACATTTGCGAGTGCTCATGGTATCTCTAAGTCTGATATTATACGTTGCGATAATTTTAGCTCTGCTACCAATTCTAATTTTGATTCTGATGATTTTGACGATACGACTTTCATGGTCACCTCCATTCCAACCTCCACAACAATCACCGTTGAAATGGGATCCGTCGAAAGTGGATCTGGCGCAACAACATCTGGTGGAATAAGAGTTAAACATTACTACTCTATTGGTCCAGCTGTAGAGGCATCAGCCGCTGGTTGGGGTTTAGGTTTATGGGGTGGAGAAGTTGCTGGCGAACTAACGGATACATTGAATGGAGCTTTAACAAGTGGTTCATCGAGTGTTATCATAGATGATTCAGCATCCTTTCCTGCATCAGGAACAATTCAAATAGATGACGAACGTATTGCTTACACAACAAACACAACAGGAACGAATACATTCTCAGGACTTACAAGAGGTTCAGATAATACAACTGCTGCATCACACTTAGATAATGCAACGGTAACCGATGTATCTGATTATACAAAATGGGGTGCATCACAAACAGGAGATATTGTAACCGCTCCTGGTTTATGGCACTTAGATAATTTTGGAAATAAATTAATAGCAACCATTGT